AGCGTTCATTTACTATTGTGAACTTCTCGGCTGAGACTGGCTTTACTCGTCAGATTCTTACAGCTACCCCACGTTTGTACCGCACGTTGGCTCAGGCTAACTCGGAGAAGTTTGGCCCACTCAATAAGCACTTCTGGTCACTAAGCCGTACTGGCAAGATGCAGACAACTGTCTACAACTTGATTCCAGTAAAGGAACGTGACCTTGCAGAAGAGTACGACCTAAGCATTGAAGAAGTTAATGACTTCTTGTCGGCCGTTGAGCCATACGTTCGTTCAGACATCCGTGAGCATTCAGTCGCTGAACTCACAGAGATTGCTAACGACCTACTTTAATAACACACAGACTGCCACTAGCCGTAGGACCCCCCTTACCTACGGCTAGTGGCCTTTAGGGGACCTGATGAATATTATTACTAATGCTGACCAACTACATGAGATGGTCGCACATTATTTGCAGCAAGATGCTTTTGCTTACGATGTTGAAACCGTAGGTCCGCAACGCGGCATGACACCAGTTAATGAAGTTTTATGGATTTCATTTGCTACGCACGGTCGTTGTGATGTTATACCTATGGGACATCCAAACGGAGACTTTGTAGAAGATATTTTTCCTTTGACTGAAGCTGGGGAACGGCGCGTTGAGGCTGGATTGAAGCCCCGCGCCAGTGACTACTCAAAAGATAAGAAGAAAGCTAATAAAGTTTTTGGCACGCCTCCCGAACAGCTTTACCCAGCAGAAGTATTTACTGCGTTAGAGCCTTTGATGTTTAACAAAGATATACTTACCGTAGGTCATAATTTAATTTTTGACCTTACCTCTGTAGCCAAGTACTACGGTGGAAAGGTACCTGTAGGTCCATACTTTGACACCATGATTGCATCGTTTCTTAGTGACAACCGCAACAAAAATAAATGCGGTCTTGATGATTGCCTTAAGCGTGAGTTTGGTTACGAGATGGTTAAGGGTGTCGGTAAAGAAGTAGAGAAGCACTCATTTGATGAGGTAGCCAAGTACGCGTACCTTGATGCCAAGTACACATTCTTGTTGTGGAAGTCTCTGTCTCAAAAAATTGAAGAGGGTGGCTTTAGTCAAGTCATGGACTTGGAGATGGATGTACTCACTGTTTTATGCGACATGAAGTTAACAGGTGCTCCTATTGATGTTGAGGCTCTTACATCTCTTGATGCTCAATTGCGTTTAGACATTGAAGAAGCGCGGGCTAACATTTTTAGTATTGCTGGCAGGGTATTTAATATTAACTCTAACCAAGAGAAGCAGTTCTTACTGTACTCCAGCAAGAAAGAAGGAGGGCGTGGGCTTAAAGCTCGCAAGCTTACCCCAGCTGGACAAAAGCGTAAGGATAACGGCGAGAAGCCTATTTACTCTGATTACTCTGTAGCCGCTGATGCATTAGAAGAGTTTAGATACCTTGACCCATTAGTAGCGGCTCTGCTTACCTACTCAGACCTTAATAAATTAAGCACCACCTATGTAGTTCCTTATCTAGGTGGAGAAGTTGTTCGTACTACAGGAGGTAAAGAAAAACGTGAGCAGAAAGAAAGCCTACTTATTAACGGGCGCATCCATTGTGATTTTATTCAGCATGGCGCGGAAACTGGTCGCTTCAGTAGTCGCAATCCTAACTTGCAGAATGTACCAGCGCCACATACCCCACATGGAAAAGCAATTAGAAACTTATTCTACGCACCGAAAGGGCACAAACTTGTAGTTGCTGACTACTCTCAGATTGAGCCCCGCGTCATTGCATCTATGTCTAAAGACCCTATTATGATGAAGAATTACCTTGAGGGTGGCGACATCTACACTACTGTAGGCGACACCATGGGTGTAGACCGTAAAGCTGGTAAGGTTCTTGTACTTGCTATGGCATACGGCGTAGGTCCAGCCAAGATTGCTGACCAGATTGGCTGTACTACTACTCAGGCTAGGGACTTGCTGGACAAGTTCGGCGCAGAATTTTCAGCCGTATCGTCTTACCGCATCAAAGTTTTGGCCAAGGCTCGCAAGTTCTCAACCCCGTATGTAGAAACCATTTTGGGTCGTAAGCGCTTCCTACCAGAGATGACCTCTAGTGACCACATGATGAGGGCAGGTGCTGAGCGCCAAGCATTTAACACTCGTATTCAAGGCTCAGCCGCTGACATTATTAAATTAGCAATGATTAGAGCACGGAATCGTATCCCTGAAGGTGCGCGTATACTATTAACTGTTCACGATGAACTGGTTACTTTAACCCCAGAAGACAAGGCGGATGAAACTGTGGAAGCAATTAGAGATGCTATGGAAGGTATAAACCTATTGTCTGTACCTTTGGTGGCTGACATTAAAGTAGTAGACCGATGGGGAGAGGCTAAGTAATGAACGAGATACAGCAAGAGTGGCGTTATATGGGTAGACAACAAGATGAGGTCTACGATGTTATGAAAGACCAAGAATGGCATACCCTAGAAGAAGTATCTACCGCAGTAGATGGTAGGCAGACCTCTGTTTCAGCATGTATCCGTAACTTCCGTAAAGAAAGTTACGGTGGATATGTAGTGGAACGCAAGCGTGAAAATGGAGAATACCTATACCGTTTACTTTTACATAAGGACTCAGCATGAACTGGAAGTTTTGGGAATCTCCTGATAAAGAACCTGAATTTTATATTGATACTAATGAAGTACCAACAAGCACACTTCTTCGTTGGTTCTTATACGATAGTGGCTCTAAAAAACCAAATAAACTTGCTAAAGCTTTAGGGTTTAACCCTGTCAGCGAAGAGGGTGAAGAGATGGAAAAGCGTGAAAGCCGCGAGCGCTTAGATAAACTTAACCCTTACTTAGGATTTATTTCAATGATGGCAGACATTAGTGGACAAGTAACTGCTGAGATGTTTGCAGAAAACGCATTTAAATTAGGGCTAAACGCACCAGATGATTTAGACGAAGATGAGGTTAAAGAGCACCTTTCAGATTTATTTACAAGTTTTGCAGTGACTTGTTTAGTTCCCGCGTTTTCAGCCGCCATACAACTTGGTATACTAGTAAACCCAGGCACAGTTTTTACGGAGGCAAACGAATGAGTTCAGATTGGTACGCAAGAAAGCTAGGTACCCCAAATGTACCAGCAGCCCCTAGAACTTTACCTCCCACTCAGCCTTTAACACCTGCATGGACCCCTCCAGAACAGGCCCAGGAGCCCTCCAGACTGCCTGAGAGCGCTGTAAACGCTAGCCGTTGCCCTGGATGTGGTAGCGGAAATTACGGCAAATCTGCGATGGCTCCAGAGGCTAAAGCACGGTGCTATGATTGTGGTTATCCTGTGGTCCAGTCAGGTAGTGGCGTGGGCAAAGGAGTTACCCAGCAAGGCGGCGGCGCACCAGTTCCCGCTCGTCAAGTACAGACTGGTGGTTTTAACTGGACTATCGGAGAGAAATTAGGTTAAAAATGGATGCAGATTTAGCAAAAGTAGTTGCTAGTTTAAATAAAAAATTTGGCTCAGACATGATTGTTCTTGGGTCAAACATTAAAGATGATGTGATGCGTAGGATGCCTACAGGTTCACTTGCATTAGATGTCATACTTGGTGGAGGCTTCCCTGTTAACCAATGGCATGAAATTGTGGGCGAAGCATCTAATGGTAAGACTGCTGTTGCATTAAAAACCGTAGCCGCTAACCAACAACGCGACCCTAACTTCACTACGGTATGGGTAGCCGCTGAGACATGGGTGCCACAGTACGCAGAGATGTGTGGCGTAGATTCATCCAGGGTTTATGTTATTTCTACTAACATTATGGAAGAAGCTTACGAATCTGTTCTCCAGTTGGTTGAGAGCAAAGCGGTTGACTGCGTAGTGATTGACTCACTTCCTGCTCTTGTCCCTATTACAGAAGATGAAAAGAACATGGATGAGGCGACAGTTGGTCGTGGTGCTTTGCTTACAGGTAAGTTCTTCCGCAAAATGGGACACGCTTCACGCCGTTCATTGGTAGAAGACGAGCGCCCATTCATCGGCATTGTTATTAACCAGTTTCGCATGAAGATTGGCGTTATGTATGGTGACCCTCGTACTACTCCAGGTGGAGAGGCTAAGAACTACGCTTTCTTTACTCGCATTGAAGTTAAACGTGACGAGTGGATTGAAGAGGGTACTGGTCAGGAGAAGCATAAGGTTGGCCAAACTATTAAGATTCGCACTATCAAAAACAAGTCAGCCCCTGCTCAACAAGTTGCTTATGTAGACTTCTACTTTGACAATAGCGACAACGCTGTGGCTGGCGAGTATGATTTTGCTAAAGAGATTGTAGC